GCAAAGGCTACGTCGTTGCGGCGCATGAGAAGTGTACGCCGGTGCCGCCGATCGCTGCGCCGGTTCGGCCGGATACGCCGGCGACTAAAATCCCCATGGCTACGCCGTATTCGTTCGAAGACGACGCGCTAACCGGCCGGCCTTGGGATCTCCGGCGTTTGGATGGCCGGCGGTCCGGTGTCGATTATGCGCCGTCAGACGTGCAGCCGTTGTTTATGCGCGTTGTCCGGTCTTGCCTTCGCTAGTCATGCATGTGTGCTCTCGCATCTCTCGCGCGCCTAACTCAGCACCACACCGGGGGCAGGGCCGGCACACTTTCGGCCGGCCTCCAGCGAAGGTTTTACGGCGCGCGGCCATCTGGCGCGCCCAGGCGGAAATCTGCTTCTTAGTCATGGGCACCATCGCCGTTCTCTACTTCGAAGTACGCCAGCATAGCGGCGCGAATAGCTCTATTGAGCCGGTCCCAGCGCTTATCTTCCCGTTCTGCCTGTCTGGTAATCGAAGCATGCAATTCCTGGCAGGAAGCGTGCAGCGACTCCGTAGACTGCAACAGAAATTGCAGTCTTTCGTCGATTGTCGGTTGATTGTCCACAGCGTCCTAAGTGTACCAATAGCCGCTATTTGTGTTGAGTGCCTGCGATCCTAATCGCCGAAACGAATGAACGGATCAAGATCAAACCGGTCGATGGAACATGGCGCGTAGTCCTGCCGCACCGCCATCCGGCCTGGTCCGAAGTCGTCGCGATCAAACACCCGACGTACGAAGAAGCAAGGGAAACGGCGCTGGAGTGGGCCGAGATTCTGAACGCATGGCACCGGAAGAAACTCGCCTGAAGGTGCAGTATTTGGAAATCGTCCAGTTGGTTCCGTACGCATCAAACGCGCGCACCCACTCGGTTGAGCAACTGGCGCAAATAGCGGCGTCCATTCGCGAGTTCGGCTGGACTAACCCGGTGTTGCTTGACGGCGAGAAAGGCGTCATCGCCGGGCACGGACGGCTACTGGCGGCGCAGCAGCTCGGGCTGAAGCGAGTGCCATGTATCGAACTGGCGCACCTGACGGATGCGCAGAAGCGCGCCTATGTTATCGCTGATAATCAACTGGCGTTAAATGCAGGCTGGGACCTGTCGCTGTTAGCGGGCGAGCTTCAGGAATTGAAGGCCGAAGATTTCGATTTAAATCTGCTCGGCTTCGACACGAAAGAATTAAGTGAATTACTTACTTACCAAAGCGGCACCGAAGGTCTCACTGATCCCGATGAAGTGCCGGAAACACCGGAGCAGCCGGTCACCAAACCGGGCGATCTGTGGATTCTCGGCAAGCATCGGCTGCTGTGTGGCGACGCTACGAAGCGGGAGGATGTTGAGCCGTTTCTCAATCATGCAGAAGACGTAGTGGTCATCACAGATCCTCCATATGGCGTCAACATTGTCAAAATAAAAACCGAGGCAACTAAGGGCGTCGGCGGCGGCGGTAAACCATATGGCAAAAGAGGCGTCGTCGTCGGCGCGAATATTGTGAAGCCCAGTCTTTATGCGCCGGTCATCAACGATGACAGCACCGACACCGCGGAAAACTTTTATCGATGTGCGCTCACTTGCAATCTGTCAAATCTCATCATCTTCGGTGGCAACTATTTCACTCATTTCCTCCCGCCTTCGCCGTGTTGGATTATTTGGGATAAACAAAACAGCGGCAATTTTGCTCCGGTTGAAATTGCGTGGACTTCTTACAAGCGAGGCTCCAAGCTTTATCAGTGGACGTGGAATGGATTGTCACGGGCTGGTGAACGAAAGACAGAGTTGATGCAACGAGTCCATCCGACACAAAAGCCGGTCGGACTATTTGAAAAGATTTTTGTCGACTTTCCGTTTAAGAATTGCTTCGATGGGTTTCTTGGTTCCGGTTCAACGCTCATCGCCTGCGAAAAGACAGCACGCACCTGCTTTGGCATGGAACTCGCACCTGCCTACTGCGACGTGATCGTCACGCGCTGGCAAAACTTCACCGGAAACAAAGCCGTCCTCGACGGCACAAAACAAACCTTTGACCAAATCTCCCAAAAACGCGCCGCCTAGCAAGCGCATCGACTGGCCGGCAGCGAAGACTGAATACATTAACAATGCTGCGCTGACCTATGCCGACATCGCGAAAAAGTATGGCACAAAACTAGGCAGTGTTCAAGCGCAGGCTGCTACTAACAACTGGACGGAAGCGCGCGCCGCCCGTTCGAAGCTTTTACAACAAAGGGCAACAGAGAAATCGCTAACGACCGCGGTTGACGAACTTGCCAAGTACAACGAGCAGGATCTGCTCGCCGCAAAAGCCCTGCGCTCATTGATCGCTAAGCGAATGCACGAGGCGCAGCAGACGCGGATTGACGCCAGAGACTTGCGCTCTTTGGCTGGCGCGATGGAAAGCGTACAGCGCGTGGCGCGCCTGGCGCTCGGCGCATCAACCGAGAACGCCGATACGCGAATTTCGGAAGCCGACCGGCTGACGCCGGAAGAACGGCGCGAGCGTATCCGGCAATTGCACGCCGAATTGTTTCCGACCGTCCAGTGACCAATGCCGCAACGCTGGAGCGATACGAAGACCTGCTGGAAGCTGAAAAGCGCTGGCGCCGCTTTACGAAGATTGCCAGCTATTATCCGGATACTGGTCCGTTACGGCGTTCCGCTTACGCGAAGCATCTGGATTTCTTCGCGCTTGGCAAGGATTATCGCGAACGAATGTTCATGGCCGCGAACCGAAGCGGAAAGACCACTGTCGGCTGCTACGAAACCGTCCTGCATGCAACCGGTCGTTACGATCAGTACGCGGCGTGGTGGCCGGGAAAGCGCTTCGACCATCCGGTATCGGTGATCGTCGCTGGCGATACGAACTTGACGACACGCGACATTTTGCAAGCGAAGCTGTTCGGCAAGCTGACGCGGCAGATCGGCGATTCACTATCGGATGCGGTCGGCTTAGGAACGGCGATGATGCCGCGCGACGCGATCATACGCGCGATACCAAGGCGCGGCGCGGAAAACGCTTTCGAAGAGGTGACCATACGGCACATCAGCGGCGGGACATCGATTATCAAGCTTCGATCGTTCGAGCAAGGCCAAGAAGCGTTTCAAGGGACCGAAGAAGACTTGATCTGGCTGGATGAAAGCTTTCCGGCTGAAATCTATTCGGAAGCCGTCACGCGCCTGATGACGACGCGCGGGCACTTGCTGATGACTTTCACGCCAATTTACGGCGTGACGCCGATCATCCGCGAGTTCATGGACAAGGCGCATCGCGGCTAGGTATGTGGCGAAAACTGGGCTGTTTCTCGTGGCCCCCAAAAGGCTGTTACCCCTTTGAAGACTGGTCTGAGTTGCCAGAGTTTCCGGTGCGACCGGTGGCTATTCCTTTAAGTGCATTTAGGCTTGATTGGCGTGATCCGCGGTATTTCAACAATCGCGACGATAGGCCGCATCATTTCAATGCACATGGGTCGGAATATATGCACGGGCCTGAACAGCTCGCCGAGGAACGGGCAGCGCAGGCGCAGTTCCTGGCAGCAAAACAAGCCAAGCACCACTAAAGCAAAATGAACTGGATACTGCCCTGGCCGGACCCGGATTCGGATCGGCCGCCGCTTGATTGCGATGAAGTGCAAGCAAAACCGGCAGGGTCGCTCGCGAAGAAAAAAGGGCCATGATATCTTCAGCTTGCGCTACCGTTATGCGCAGCCGCATCAAGTGCCGGAACGCTTGCCGACCGGTCGCTCGCGGGAAGGCCGCTAAACACTGGGGATATATGCCGTTTACGGCAACGGCCCTCGGAGCAGTCAAGATCTTTGATATCTGCTATGGACACTCTACACCTGCCAAGCGGACTGCTCATTCGCAACCTCGGAGCAGTCAAGATCTTTGATATCTGCTACGGAGATCACGCTCACGGCACGGGCGGCGGATGTATGCGGATTTAGGTATTCAGCATGAGCCGCGCGCTGGTAACCGCAACCTGGGACGATACGCCGCATCTCCCGGATGATGCGAAGGCCGATCTGATCGCTTCGTATCTGCCGCATGAAATCGAAGCGCGTACGCTCGGCATCCCGTCGCTGGGCCACGGTGCGGTGTATCCGCTGGCGCAGAGCGATTATACGTGCGACCCATTTCCGGTTCCGGCGCATTTCAAGCGCGCCTTCGGCCTGGATATCGGCTGGAACTGGACCGCCGCGGTTTGGATGGCCTTCGACCTCGAGAACGATCAGGACTTCGTGTATCGCGACTATCAGCGCGAACAAGCGCCGCCGGATGTTCACGTTTCGGCGATTAAAGCCGCCGGCGACTGGATTCCGGGCTGCATCGATCCGGCGGCAAAACAGCGATCGCAAGTCGATGGCCGCAGTTTACTGGTCGAATACGAAGCGCTGGGATTGCGGCTGGCGTTAGCCGACAATTCGGTCGACGCCGGCGTCCTACGCGTCTATCAGCGCATGGCCTCCGGCAAGCTGAAGATCTTCCGGACCTGTACGAAGTTGCTGGAAGATCTGCGCTTCTATCATCGCGACATAACCGGTCGAATCGTGAAAGACCGCGACCACCTGCCGGATGCGCTTCGTTATGTGAGCATGTCGGGTCGCAACGCCGCGCGCTGGAAGCCGGTGCCGAAGGTCGCAACGAACGGCGCGCCGGCAACCTGGGCCTGGGGCTGAAAATGCGAATGACCGGACTTTTGGACAGGCTTACTGCCCGTGAGCAGATTGACCTTTGGAAATCCTTAGTGAGGCGCATGGAAGACACCAACGAACAGGCAACCTACACCGTGAACGGCGAACCGGCCGGCGAAGGACCTGCAGTCGAGCGCGCAGCGCCGCCGGAACCGACCACCGAGGCTGAAATCGAAGAATTCGACCGGAAGGCGCGCGAAGCTTTCGACCGCGAGCTGGCAAAGTGCTACGAAATCAAGCCCGGATCGAAGGAAGCCGAAGAAGCGATCCGCTCCGCGATCCGCGGCGAATGACACCGAGACAGTTTGAGGAAACGCTTCCAGCGTGCGCGGCTTTACGGCGCAATCGAGGCGCACTTTGAAGTATTGCTGCTGTGTTTTCTCGTCGGCGCGACGATTGGAGTCGCGATAGTGGATGACCTGCTCGTTAAACATGGCGTCCGGCGATACGATCCGTCAATCCGACTTTGGCTGCGCGAACAGGCGGCACTTTTAATCGGCGGGTTGTTTGGATTGCTGCGCGGACAGCATAAAAAGGCGAACGGCGATAAACCGTAATGCCGGGATCGAATGGCTAGGTTATCGGAAACAGCGAAGGGCGTGGAGTCGGCATTCGACTTCTGGCTATCGCAGCACGACATCAGCGTGCCGGAAATGTTTGAGACGGCAATTAAGCAGGCTGTCACAAATTGGCTGGACGATAACGAGGACCGCATCATTGAGGCGATCGCTACAGCGATCGCTACAAACGCGGTAACCGAACGAAAGGAAGAATGACATGGCGGATCTATCCACCGATACCCGCAACCGGCTCAAGAGCTCGAGTTTCGGGCTACCGGGCGCGAGGAAATACCCAATGCCCGATAGAAGCCACGCTGCGAACGCGAAAGCGCGCGCTACGCAGATGGTAAAGCGCGGCAAGTTGTCGCCGGCCTCGGCGGCAAAGATCCGCGCGAAGGCGAACCGGAAGCTAGGTCCGGGCGGCGTCGATCAGGACATCAATGCGCCGGGAAACCGTGCGCCGTCGCCGGCGCAGGACGATCAGAACAATTGGAAGTCGAAACCAGTATCAAGGGGAGCAAAAGTGAAAACAGACAGTCAAGGCAGCGGTGAAGCCGCGCGTTCAGCGAAAGGGCGAGACTACTCCGGCCAGGCGAAACACGGCGGCACGGAAGCGGCCGGCGCGAACAAGAAGGGGCAGGCGAAGGTATCGAGCGGCACACAAGTCACAAGCAGCAGGGATCTGAAGAAGGAAATGAAGAAAGTCGGAACCGGCAAGACGCAACCGGCGCCGCATGGCAAGAGCTACGCAAACGGATCGAGCAGTATGGACTCAATGAAAAGCGTCATCCGCGATCACTAATCATCCGTAAGTGCGACCCGCGGGGTGCGACTTAGCCATATTTACCCAGACGCAGGTGAGTAATTTTGTTTGCCGCGCCATCGCAGCGTTCGCTTTGGTCAGTCTTGGCTACGCGGCTGCTCCAGCAACCCCTACGTTTAGCGTGCCAGAAGGATCGTATACAACAACTCAGAACGTCGGCATCAGCACAACGACTCCCGGCGCGTCGATCTATTACACGATCAACGGGATTGCGCCGACAACGTCCTCCTATCTCTATACGGCGCCAGTTACTATTCCGATCACGACCAAGCTCCGGGCGATTGCATCGTTGTCGGGGATGTCGAGCGGCAATCTTACGGTTGTTTATACGATTGTCCCGGCCGCCGATCCGACATTCGATCCACCTGCCGCGCTCTATACGGGCAATCAGCTTGCCGTGATTACATCGACGACTTCGGGTGCAGTTATTTACTACACGACGAATGGGCTTGCGCCCACCACGACTTCACCGCGGTATGTGGCACCCGTTCCCATCACGACTGACACGAAGCTGCGAGCCATTGCGCAGTATCCGAATGGGCCACCGAGCGCAGTAGTGACGGGCCAGTATTTGATTCGACAATCGCCAACTCCGGTTAAGACACCGAACGCAGCGACAACCTTCTTCGGCCTCGTTGTCCACAATCTGCTGACTGGGACTCCCTGGCCTGCGGTGTCTATCGGGACGCTGCGGCTTTGGGACACCAAAACGCTTTGGCGCGATCTTAATCCGGCTGTCGGTCAGTACACGTTCTCGACTCTGGACAAGTTGTTGGCCCTAGCGAAAACGAATAATGCGCAGGTGTATTACACGTTCGGCGGCACGCCGCCGTGGGCGCTGGCAGCGAACGTGCCGATCACGTCGATCGGCAGATCAGCCGGAGTGGTGACGGTGACAACCGCCTCGGCGCACGGCCTGTACTATAACTCGGCCCAACCCGCCAATTCGCAATCGCCAGCGCTGATAGCAGGGGTTGCTGATGCTAGCTTTAACGGCACGTTTTACATCACCGCCACGCCGTCGTTCAATACGCTCACTTACGCGCAAACCGGCAGTGACGCGAAATCATCTGCGGGCACCTTCAGCGCAGTGTGTAGCGGTGCCTATGTGCCGGGTGCCTGTGCGGAAGCACCTGTCAGCCTTGGCTCCTGGGACCAATTCATCACGCAACTGGTTATTCATGTGGGCACTGCGATTCCGTACTGGGGCATGTGGAACGAAGCGAACATCCCGGACTTCTGGAAGGGCGACCCCGCGATGATGGTGACGATGGTGGATGATGCACGCCGCATCATTAAATCGTCGAATTTAAATGCTGCGATTATGTCGCCCAGCGTTTCGGGCGTTTACGAGACACCAAATCTGTGCAACTCAAGCCCATCGTATTGTGGCGCCGCGTGGCTAGACCAATGGCTAAAGCTGGGCGGCAAGGACTTCATCGACGGTGTAGCCTTTCACGCTTATCCGGTGAATGGGAAGCAGCCGGAGAAAATCCAAGGCGCGACCAATCTGATGCAAAGCACGCTCGCGAACAACGGATTAGGAAACTTGCCGCTTTGGGACACCGAGTCAAGTTGGGGCGATAACAGTTCGATTGCCGTTGCCGATCAACCGGCCTGGGTAGCGCGGCATTTGCTGCTTGCGCAATCGATGGGTGTACAGCGCGTTCTTTGGTATTCCTACGACAGCGCGACGTGGGGCAATCTGTGGACCTCGGCAGGGCTTACTGCGGGTGGCGTGGCGTATCAGCAAGTCGAGCAATGGATTAGCGGCACGACGCTCAGTGCTCCGTGTGCGCAGACCGCTGCTGATGCAACGACGTTCGTTTGCGGCTACACGCGCGTAACCCGGCGCCGCGGAGGCGGGGATTGTGATTGCAAGGACGATGACAGTCCGGAAGCACGCTCAGGAACCTATTCGGCGCAGGCGATCTGGAATACAGCCGGGTCGAAGGCGTGGACGGTCGATTCCAAATACATTCAGTACCGGGATGTCGCCGGGAAGGTGCATTCGATCAGCGGCGGAACGGTAACGATTTCGACCAGCCCGATTCTGGTGGAGACTGGCACGGTAGGACGTGGAGCAGGAAAAGGGAATAACTGAGGCTGACTTCCTCGAGTGGTTCCAGCGACGTTATCGCGCTTATGTCGGGCGATTGGTAATGCGGTATTACCCTCATATCGAGTTTGATGATGTTCTGCAGGAGTCTACACTCGCCATGCTACGGGCATTTCGCCGCCAGAAGATCCGTGATCCCGAACCCTATGCCCGTCGAGTTATTCGCAACATTGTGGGCCAGTTCGTGGAGAAGCGTTTTCATCCCGAGATGCTTCGGGTCCGTGAGCCCGTAGAGGAGCTTGAGTATTACTTGCCGGATCCCGCTGTTCCCATCGAGGACCGGATCTATACCGAGGAGCGCAACCAATTGGCGCGGGAGTTCATTGTCCGTGAAAGTGCAGTGCTGTCGTGCGGCACGCGCAAAGAGCAGGTTGGTATCGGATTGATCGAACAGTCGTTCCACGACGGCAAGCCGCCGTTTAAGCCAAGCCATTCACGCCGCTGTGCGCGGAGTACAACTCTCTACAAACTGATTGACCGGGTGCGGAGCGTGGGACCGATGCGATTGTTGATAGTAAGTTGTTTTGCCGCGATGTTGGTGTATGGGCATCCTCGAAAGACCAAAGCGGCGCCTACTCCAGAGGCAGCCGTTTACGTTGAGCAGTTCGGCGCGGTCTCTGACGGTTATACGGATAACAGCGCAGCGCTTGCGACTGCGTTTACCTATGCGACGAATCACCAAGGCACTCGGCTGATGTTCACCTGCGCGGCTGCGCAGAAGTACTGCACCTATGTAGTCAAAAGCCCGGTTACCTTTCCGACGAAAACGACGATTGAATCCATGCACTCGACTGCGAGCATTCTTTACGCCCCATCGGCCCAGCCGGCGGTTATCCCGCAAGCGGCCTTTCAGATCACCGGAGGCGGCTACACCACGGTAAAAAATATCGGCCTCAAGACGAGCTCCAACTACCCGCCGCGCACCATCATGTTTCTGGCACGGCAGAACGGCGTGGCTGGAAATAATATTTTCGATTCTGTGATCATCCAGGGCTATGCGACCACGGCAGCCATCTATTCAATTTCGAGCGAGGTGAACACCTGGCACAAGTTGCACGTGGAACTCGACGGCGGTGGCGCACTGTATGGCTTCTACACTTCGGGTGCCGATGATCTGCATATTTGTTCACCGGCCTGCGGCCAGAGCAGCAACCTGTCGCTGTTCATGTCGGACTATCAGGTGCTCGGCTACGTGGGCGTGACTCCGCCGTTCATCGCGATCGCGGATGCGCTCGGTGGCGGCACCGGTGATCATTACTACCGCAACGGATACATCGCGCTCAATCACAACGTCAAGTCGATCGGCGTCGAACTGATCAGCGGCAACTCTACACAAGGCGGGCCGAACACGGTGTTTCATTTGTCAGACACGCGTACCGAGAACGGCGGCTATGGATTGTACTTCAAGAAGGGCGCGCAGAACACTATTCACCACGTCAACATCGAGGGCTACACTTTCGACTCGAACGAAGGCGGCACCAGTCAGTTCTTCGCTTACGGCGATAACGGATTGACGCTGGCCGAGTGCCATATGCGCGGCAACGTCGGCGAGACAAACGGGCCGACGGCGGCCATGTCCATAGACTCTCTAACCTCGTCGCAGCTCAGCGAAAACTATGGGCCGATTACGGTACGTACGCTGGCCTCCGGCAACGTGCTAATGGGCGCCGGCAAGACGACGTTTACTCTGCCAACGGCAAACAATACCGTTATTACGCCTCAGTGAGCACAGAAGTCTTCAATACGCCGGACCCGGTAAAGCAAGTGGGGGGCAAGTCCACCGATTGGGCGCGGTCGAGGGAGACGACCGAGCACCGGCGACTACGCGAGTATGCGTTTTATCTGTTGGTCCTAACGAAAGGCGAAGGTTAACGATATGCCGTTAAAATCTGGGCCTGGGCCGGCGACGATCGGCGCGAATATTCGCGAGCTGCAAAGCGCGAGCTATCCGCACAAGCAGGCAATCGCGATCGCATTGAATAAGGCCGGAAAGTCGAAGCCGAAGAAGGCGGTCGTCAGCGTGAAGCCGGCCGTCGTCGTAAAGGTCCACCCGGTAAAAGCGGTGCATCCGGCGCTTGATGTTATTCGGACCCACTGACATGTCTGGCAATGCCTCAGTCGATCTTCCGACCGTAAGGCCGCATGGCCTCCGTGAGTATCGTTTTGGGATACGGGCCGGTGCCGCAGAGCTTGAAGGAGCCGAAGTCCTTGTACCAGTCGCCGTCGGGGGCGTCGGGCTGGGTGAGAGTCCATTCGATGAGTTGCTGCACTTGGCCTTCGGTGGCGCTTCGCTCGCGAAGCCTTTTCCGGAGATGTGCGCGGATTTCTACGGGCAACCCAATGAATTGAATCTTAGGCACCCTTGGAGCTGCGCTCCTGTGGGCCGAAGATGGCTTCCTCCAATTCCTCATCGAATTGGGCGGCGTCTTCTGCCGTCGCTGCGGATTGGATCTTCTCCACTACCTCATGAAGTTGCTTGAATCGCCGGTCGCGTTCGACCAGCCCGACTCGGGCGTAGTCGAGCAACGTTTTGCTGAAGGTTTGATGTTTTCGTTTCGCGTCGCGTTGAATCTGGCGCGCCAGATCGGCCGGAACCGTAACGCTTTGCCGGACAGAAGAAGCCATGACCCATTATTGCACCACTGTGGTGCACACCTACATGCCTGATGCCTGACAACGAAGACTATTCATCGCTCGATATCCCGGAACAGGTCCGCCGCTACTGGCACGACGGCATCGAGGCCGAACGCGAGCAGCGTGACGAATTCGACAAGCGCATGCGCTTTCGCGCCGGCGACCAGTGGGATGCTGCCGACGTCACCGCGCGAGGAAAAGACCGGCCGGCGATCGTCGTCAACCTACTCGAACAGCCGATACAGCAGATCGTCAATTCGAACCTGAAGAATCATCCCGGCGGTAAAGTTTCGCCCGCGGACGACGCCGCGACGGACCAAGTGGCCGAATACTTCCAGGGGCGCGTGCGGCATATCGAATACGAATCGGACGCGCAGCACGCCTACGGAACCTGTGTCGCCTATATGGCGACTGGCGGCCACGGCCTGGTCGGCTTGACGGTCGACTATATCGCGCATGATTCGCTCGATCAGGAGCCGCGCATACGCGCGATCGACGATCCGGCGAACTGGGTACTCGGCCCGGCGCAGGAAACGGACGGCAGCGATCGGCGCTGGGCGATCGGACGATGCCGCTATTCGGTCGAAGAATTCAAACGCCAGTGGCCGGATGCGGCAGTGATCGACGCATCTTGGTTCGGCGCAGATGCGAAGTACGCCGAATGGGGTGATGGCCGCGATATCTGGATCGCAGAATACTGGCGGCTCGATTATAAGAAGCGCAAGCTGCAGCGTTATTCCGACGGTAGCGAAGGCTTCGCCGATGACAAAGATTTTCAGGCGTGGCTGCGGCCCGGCGTCGTCGCACTGACCGGCGAAGGCAATTCCGCGATGAAGGATTGTCCGGTGGTTACGCAGTACCTGGTCAGCGGCGCGGAAGAACTGGATAAGACGCCATGGCTCGGTTCGCGCATTCCGGTCTATGAAGCGATCGCGAATCAGTTCTACGCCGACGGCAAGCGCATCGAAAAATCGGCGATTAGCGACAGCCTTCCGAGCCAGCAGACCTACAACTGTTCCGAATCGTTGAAGCTCGAATCGCTGGTCATGGCGCCGAAACCGAAATGGCTGGTCTCGACCGAACAAATCGCCGGCCATGAACAAGCATGGAAGACCGCGAACACGTCGAGCGATGCAACGCTGTTCTACAACGGAACCGTCGATTCCCGCGGCAATCCGGTTCCGCCGCCGGACTGGAAAGTATTTATTCCGCCAATTCAGGCGTTCCAGATGGTTTCGGATGGTGCGAAGCAAGATGTAAAACTGGAGACCGGCTTTTTCGACGCCGCGCTGGGGAATCTTGATCCGCAGACGCAATCCGGACGCGCGATTACCGCGCTGCAGCAGCAGACCGGGCTAGGAACGTCGCATTATTCGCAAGCGCTGGCGCATGTCCTGAAGACGCTGTATGAGGACATCATCGAGGTTGACCGGAAGCTAACCGGCAATAAGATCCGGTCAATGCGGATCGTGAAGCCGGACGGCAAGCACGATCGTATGCGCGTTAACGATTCCGCGGCTGCCATGCCGTTGCTGGTATCGAGGGGCCGGCTCGGGGTCATCGTATCGATCGGCCCTACCCAGCAAACGCAACGCGAAGCAGCCAGCGACTTCATCGATTCTGTTGTGCAGTACGATCCGCAAGGCTGGGCGTTGATCCGCGACATCGGCGCGCGCATCAAGGAGCCGGACTTAGGCCATTACGCCGACGAAATCGCCGACCGGTGGACACCGCCGCAGTTCGCAAACCAGGATGAAAACTTGCCGCCCGAAGCGCAGCAAGCGATGGGGATGGTGCAGCAACTACAGCAGGAGAACGGGCAGCTAAAGCAGGCGATCCAGCAAAAGCAAGTCGAAGAGCAAGGCAAGTATCAGCGCGACATGGCGGTCGAACAGCAGAAGTATGCGACCGAAGAACTTCGCGCGGCGACGCAGATCAGGGTTGCGGAATTAAACGCAAAGAACGATCAACTGCTGGCGATGATGGACGCGCGCGTCAAACAGCTCGAGGCGCAATCCGACCGCATGGCCGACATGTTGAAGCTCGGCCACGCGCAAGCGCACGAACATGCGATGCAGAAGGAAGAGCATTTTCACGAACTAACGAAGCTGGTACAACCGCAGCCGCAACCGCCGCCGAACAGCGTCGATACCTCAATTGATCCAAACCAACAAGGAGAATAATCATGGCAGCTACAATCACAGCCGCGAATCTTGGCGACATCGTCGTCTTTCATCCATCCGCCGATTTAGGCGGCACACCGCGCGCCGCGCTCGTCATCGAAGCGCACGACGACGGAACAGCCGATCTGCGCGTCTACAACGGATACGCACAAGGCACGACTGATTTTCAGAAGGTCGTGCCATTTGACCTTAAGTCCGAAGACCCGGATGCGCCGCAGCCCAGAACGTTCCAGGCGCGTACCGATTTCCAGAAAGCCGCGAAGGCCGACGACAAGTTTAAATCCGAACATCCGGATAAGCCGCGAACGGCCGAAGCGCACAAATAACCCATGCCGACCGTCCATCTGATCTTGCTGGCCTTCGCGTTTGTCTTCTTCATGCTGGCCGGTTTCAACATTTCGCATCCGAAGATAGAGTTCGGCTGGCTGGGCCTGGCATTGCTGACGATCGCGCTTTGGTTCAGGTGAGACGGCTGTCCGGCTGAATAATGCCGCTAGCGGATCAAATGAATTGGAATGCGATCGGCGATGCCGCTTATGAAGCATTCCAGCGCGTATCGCGATCCGAAGCGGCTTCGCTTCCCGTACCGGCCTGGGAAGACCTGCCGCCGAAGATTCAAGACGCTTGGATCGTGTCGGCGAAATGCGCTTGCAGATGGTTCGTAAGCGCCATGATGCCATGAAGTTTTTTCGGCTGACCGCTTGCCGTAAAAGCGGAATTACTCAGTGAGGAACTGTAACACCTATGGCTGACGACGCCAGTTCAGCCGTGACGACGTTCGCGCAGTACGAAAGCGCGGTAAAGGACGGCAAGTTCAACGCCAGTCCTGCGCCGGCGCCGGAAGCTGCCGGCGACGCAACCGATACGGCCGAAGAAGCACCTACATCCGAAAGCGTGGCGGAATCGGAAACCGTCGAAGACAAATCGGTTCAAACAGAAAAAGCAGAAGCAGCGCCAGCGCTGCCAAAGAAGCCGCCGGCGAAGGCGACGCCGAAACTATCGTTATCCGATGAGCATGCGCGCTTACTGCGCGAAGTGGTCGAGCTCCGCAAGGAACGGCGCGAACTGCAGCAGCCACAAACAACGCGCCCGCCGGCGCCGGAAGCCGGTACTGCAGCAGCGCGCCCGCCGGCCGATGACGACAAGCCGCCGTCGATGCCGAAGCTCTCGACGTTCCCAGGTTCGCTCGAGGAGTACGAGAAGGCCGTCGAAAAGTACGAAGGCGATAACCGCGCGTATCTCGAACGGCAATGGCAGCGCAAGCAGGAAGCGCAGCAGGCGCAAGCCGACCAGCAGCGGATCACGACAGCCTACGGCGACAAGCTGGCCGAACACCTGAAGATGTATCCGGACTATGATGCCGAAATCGCGCAAACGCCGATGACGGCGTTGATGGTCGATATCGTGCTTCATACCGGACCGGAACTGGGGCAAGTCCTGATCGACGACAAGAACGAAGCGAAGCGCATCCAAGCATTACCGCGCGACGTTCAGATCTTCGAGATGGGCAAGCTGGCCGCGCGTACGAACGGTAACGGCGCTAGTGCCGCTTCTGCTGTTTCTGAACCTGAATCGACAACCCAACCTGTCAAAGTACCGGCGAAAGTCGGCGCTTCTGGTGGATCCGCGGCCGTCTTAAATCGACCGGATCACGGCGCGAAGAACTTCGCCGAATTCGAAGCGATCGAGCGACGGCTCGCCAAAAAAGGGAAATAGGTTCACATGCCCAATACATGGACAAATACGCAAGTCGTCTTATGGAAGACGCTGGCGCGATGGAAGAATAATTTGAAATTCGCGCGCAACGTCGATCATTCCTATAGCGATGAATTCGGCGCGGTCGTCGGATCGCATAACAAGGCCGGCCAAACGATTCAGGTTCCAAAGCCGCAGCGTTTCACGGTCACAGCCGCGCAAGCCGCGAGCTTCCAGGGAATCACGAACATTACGACGCCGCTGACGATGAGCGTGCAAGCGAACGTCGCGTATCAACTCTCGTCGGCAGAACGCTTCTTAAACGCCGACCACATGTACGAAAAGTACGGCAAGCCGGCTGCGGACGCGCTGTCGAACTACGTCGATTACAATTCGTTCCTGTTTGCGACGAATACGACGCCGAACTTCGTCGGTGTTCCGGGAACTGCGCCGACCGATAACGGCGTCTATCTCGATGCCGGCGTCGCGCTCGATAATTTCGATTGTCCGATGAATGCAACGGACCGGATGATGCTGGTATCGCCGCAGCAGATGCGGAAGGCGATCACCAACGATCAGGGGCTTTTTCACGCCGGCCAGGAAATCGAAATGCAGTACCGCGAAGGCGCGGTGGGCGAAGCGCACGGCTTCCAATGGTTCAAAACGCAGAATACGCCGGTTACGACAGCGCCGACCTATGCCGGTACGCCGATCGTATCGGGAGCAGGGCAGACCGGAAGCACGCTCATTACAAGCGGCTGGACATCCGGCAGTTTGCCGGCCGGCACGCGTTTAACTATCGGCTCCGGAGCAACGGCGGTCAACACCGTGAACGCGCAATCACGCCAGTCGATCGGTGTACTGCAATCGTTCATCGTGACCTCGACCACGGCACTTACTGCGACAACTAACATCCCGGTTTATCCGGCCATGCAGCCGACCGGCCAATACCAGAACATCAACCAATCGCCGCCGGCAGGCGCGGCAATTAACGTCTGGGTCGCCAGCGGCGGGACGACGCCGATCGTCACCGGCCTGGCATTCCACGAAAAGGCGTTCGCCGTCGTATACGGCAAATTGGACGTGCCGGACAAAGGCGTCATCGAGGCCTTCGGCGACACTGACCCCGAAACGGGCGCGTATATGCGCTACATGATGTATCTTGACGGCGACAACGATCAGTGGAAATGCCGTTGGGATATACTATTCGGGTATGGGGCTCTTTACCCGGAGTGGGCGTGCGTCGTCGCAGGAAACGCGGCAACTGGCTAATATCTTAACAACATAGATTGACAAAGTGGTAGAATTAAGAAGGGTAACCGAATGGTATATCCCATCTGGTTACCCGACACCATTGACGGCCATAGGAGGGCCGCACATGGCTATCACCATCATTACCCGTAAGCAGGCGCGGGCACAGGGCTTGTCGCGATACTTTACGGGCAAAGCTTGCAAGCAGGGACATCTCGCGGAGCGTTCCACAAGGCATGCTGACTGCATAGAATGTGTCCGGTTAAAGAACAGCCGAACCTATTGGCGCGACCCAGCGAGAGATAATGCGCGACGAAAGGCGTCGCGGCAGGCGAGTCCGGAGAAGGCGAAAGCCTATAGTCGCCTGCAAAGCGCTCAATGGAAACGAAAGAATCCGGAAAAGGTAAATGCTCAAAATCGTGCTTGGCGCGAGAAATATCCGGAAAAGGTCAGGCTGGTGCGTGAGCGCTGGGACGAAAAACACAAAGACCGGATGCAGAATGATCCGGAGTATGCAGCCAAAGAAAGAACCAGGAAATTGAAAGAACTTTGGCAGCGCCGCGAAAAAAAGGCTGACCGCCCGTGTCCGGATCATTGCGAAATTTGTGGTGGAAGACCAAAAGAGATCTGCTTCGATCATTGCCATCAAACCGGAAAATTTCGAGGGTGGCTTTGCCATCAGTGCAATCAAATACTGGGACTCTCGGGCGATTCGCCCGATTTATTACGTCAGTTGGCTCATTATTTGGAGAAGCATCTAAGCGCCGGCAACGCTGCGACAGGTTAAAACACCTTCCAAGCGGGAAAGCGTACCTAAGCCACGCCGAATTATAGGGTCATTCGGCCTTTACGCTTTCCCATTTTTATTTTGTAAAGCGAGGAGTAAAGATTCATGCCAACTGGACCGGCACAAGTGAAGACGCATGGTTCAACGCGCGACGCGGTGCGGAACTTCTTCGAGACCGAAGCGCGTAACGCGGAAAAGATACAGCGTCATGTATTAGAGCTTTCGGAAGACGATGAACTGCCGGCGTACGTTTACCAGGAATTCCCCAAGGCGATGTATCCAGAGCACGAAGGCGACGACCCGATCGTCGTCGCAGATGAAGACGAAGAATCGAAGCGGGCAGCCGAAGGCTATTTCGCCAGCTTGGCCGAAGCCAAGGCGCATTACGCAAAGAATGGCGATGAGGACGATAACGACGGCGATGAAGATGAGATACTCATCGCGGAACACGATGATGAAGCCGAGCCGGTTCATCATGTCCCAAAACGGCCGGCGAAGAAGACAGCGCGCCGACGCCGCTAGAATGCGCTAAAGCGAAGCCGAAATGCCGACAACTACCTATCTCGACTTGCTGACGCAAGCCGCTGGCGAGCTAAATTTAGTCGCGATCGGCGATTCGCTGTCGGCCGGCACCCCGCTAACGCAGCGACTATTAGACCGGCTGGTGATGATGGTCGATTCGTGGAACCTGAAACCGACCGTTGTTCCGTGGTATGACCAGTATGTATTCAATTTGAAGCCCGGACAGCAGACGTATCTGATCGGGCCGAACGCACCGGACTGGAACGCGCCGACGCCGACTTGCTTGAATCCGAATGCGACGAACCTATTGCTGACGAATCCGATCGCAACCGGCATTTCAGGAACCGGCTATTACCCGGAATTCGTTCAGTGCAATAACATTTTTCTCGGAGGACCGCCGTACAGTTTCCTGATCAAGGGCACGAACCTTGGTTCTTATCCGGTGAACCTGCTTGTCAATTGGCAAGCAGGCAGCTATGCGGCGGCGGCGGCGGTTCGCATTCCACTCGCCGTCCTGAGCGTCGAGCAGTGGGCTACTATTTCGCTTCCCTATCTGCAGAATTCGTATCCGTCCGGCTGTTACTTAGATAGATCCGTCGTTACCGGTACGAACCACGGCCAGACTTATACGGCATCGCGTATTTCCGTATGGGGAATTCCGACGACGGCGAATCAGATCGAATTGTTCTACTGGCATGCCATCGCGGTAGGCAACCTGACCGACAATGTGAATGCCTCCCCTGGATACTTCAGGGCGATGGCCTTGAATCTGGCCGTCGAGATGGCCCCAAGTTTTGGCATCCAGGTCAGCGCAGTGACGCTCAAAAATGCTGCCGATGCGCTGGCTGATATCAAAGAGCTGAATGCTCCGGACATGAGCATGCGGCCTGATGTTGGGATGCCGGGCAGCAGAGGCGGCTACATCACCAAGGCCCAATTCTTAAGCGGGAACTTCTAGGCGATGCCCTTGACGGACCTACCTGGCGCGATCGGGCCGACCGCTAATGGTCTGCCAGCGACGGTAAACAGCGAGCGCACCACCAACCTGATTGCTGAGAAGGTGGAAAGCAACGGCAAGGTCGCTTTCTATTACAAGCGCGTGGCCGGCTACAGCAGCGTTGCGGCCACTACCGCAGCGACGGGAGGCGTACAGGGCGGCCTCTACATCAACGGCCGGCGTTTTGTCATTGCCGGCGATCAGTTGTGGGAAATCACCGGCGGCGCCATTCCATTCAGCTCCACACTGATCGGCAGTGTCGGGCCGGCCCTGGGCCAGTATGTGCGCTACTCGATTGCCACCAACATCCGCGGCAACCAGCTTTGCATCGCGAGTAATAACGTCACCAGCGTTTATGATCTGACGACAAACACCTTTACGGCGAGCGTGACGACGCCCGAACCCCTCATCATGGTGGATGAAGTCGACGGTTATTTCATCGGGCTGGCTTCCTCGGGCAACTTCTATATCAGTGCTTTCCAGAATGGCACCAGTTGGAATCCGCTCGATTTTGCGTTTGAGGAAACACCGGATTTAACGATGGGCTTCAAAGTGTGCAACCGCCGGGTGTGGATGTTCGGCTCACAGCACATTGAAGTGTTTGTAGATTCCGGCGACCCAAATTTCCCGTTTACGCGCGATCAAAGCGTGTACGTGGAAGCGGGCGCTTACCGCAACAGCCTGTGTATCGCCGACAACACGGTGTATGGTATCGCTACCGATGCACGAGGCGCAGGCTGGGCCTTCTTCCTGAATGGCGCACAGCCGCAGCGGTTCTCTACTCACGCGGTTGAGACTGCCTGGGGTCGATACGCCACGATACGCGATGTAGTGCCCAAGGTGTACCAGGAAGCGGGACATGCTGTCGTGGTCTTCAGTTTCCCCACAGCCAATGTCAGTTGGGGTTACGACATCACGACCGGCATCTGGCATGAACGCGGCGTCTACAACAGCGCCACCGGCAACTGGGATCGCGATTGGGGCGAAGTACACTTTTTTGACCCGGTTCTACAAGTCCATTTCGTAGGCGATTACCGCAACGGCAACATGTATCTGCAGGGCCAGCAGTATTACGATTTCGCCGGTACGCCGATTTACTGGCGCAGGCGATTCCCGCATATCAACGACGATCAGACCGGCATCGTGTATGACCTGGTGCGGGTGATCATGCAGACCGGTGTGCAAGGCTCGCTGCCGGCCGGAACGCCGGCAACAGTAACGCTCGCCAAGTCCGACGACGGCGGCTATACGTTTACCACGCCGACATATCCGGTCAGCATCGGCGCGGCCGGCGCGTTTAACAAACGGCTCGACTGGAACGCGATGGGCTATAGCACTGACCGTGTCTTTGAACTGATCGGCAATGATCCGATTCCGCTCGCCATCCTTGCCGTCAAAGGCTCAGTACGTTCCTGCGCTAACTAATGCATCTCTGGCAGTACCAGGCACAGCTTCGCTGGTCAGACACCAACGGACTACTGACTGATCAATCGCGCCTATGGCTGAATGCTTTGTTTCGGACGGTCACGACGGCTGGCGAAGGACCGGTACAGCTCGGCGGCGACATCGGCGGGACATCGGCGAAGCCGATCGTCGAAGGCTTGCAAGGGAAGGCTGTTGCTTCGACGCTTCCGGCTAATGGTCAAGTGCTCACATGGTCATCGACCAATAACGACTGGGAGCCGGGAACGGCAGCAGCCGCGCCCGTAGCGGTGCGCGAAGTACCCAGCGGCACGTTGAACAGCGTCAACCAGGCGTTTTCGTTGAGTTTTACGCCTAGCTCCACGGCTTCGCTTTCGTTGTTCGTGAATGGCGTTGAGCAGACGCCGAACGGCGATTACACGCTGGCGGGAGCCACCATCAATTTCGCGGTCGCACCCAAAGCAACTGACTGGCTACTCGCGTTCTACACGCACTAAGAAAAGAATTTTTATGGCACTCGAATTTTGCGACGGCTTCGATCACTACACGAGTGCGACCGCTGGCGCGAGCCGCAAATGGGATAGCACCAACACTGCCGGCAGCACCAGCGCTGGACGCTTCGCGGGAAATAGCTGGGGAACTCAGAATCAGCCGCTTAGTCTTACGCAAGGACAATTGACCTCGGTAGCGACGAGGACAGTTGGATTCGCGTGCCAGATCGGGCAAATCACGGGCGGGGTGGGCGTGGTTCCTATCTTTCAATTTTTAGACGCTGGCACGACGCAGATAGAAATAAGGCAGGTAACTGGCGGCGGCGGCGTGCTGCAGGTGACGCGCAACGGTACGGCGTTGGCTACCTCGACCTCAACCCTCACCGTCAACACCTGGTATTACATCGAATTTCAGGCGACGATTCACCCCACTGCGGGCAGTTTCACGTTGCGAGTAACCAGCGGCGGCACAACTTCCGTGTGGGCCAGCGCTAGCGGAGTGAACACCCGCAATACGTCAAACTCCACCACGGATGGATTGGGTTTCCCAAACGCTGGTTATCCAATTACTGTCGACGACTTCTATTGTCTGAACTCTTCGGGCTCCGTCAACAACACGTTTCTCGGCGAGTCCCGCATCCTGACTAATCTTCCAAGCGCGGACGACACGGCCGCTACTGGAACTAATTTATTGTGGACACCGAACAGCGGCACGCCGCACTTCAGCCGGGCCAATGAGACGAATCCCGACGACGACACCAGCTATGTATCGAGCGCCACGGCGGGCCAGATCGACACTTACAAATACGCAGCCATCTCGCCAACCGGCGCGATTGCCGCCCTTCAGGTAACGCTCTGCGAGCGCAAGGATGACGTTGGGACACGAACAACGTGCGTAGCGTATCGATCTTCGGGCGGAACAAATTACGCGGGTGCCAACAATTTCTCGCCCACCTCTTCCTATCTCATGAACCGGCAGATTTTTGAAACCGACCCGGCCACTTCTAGCGCTTGGACCGCTTCTGCTATCAACAACGGCGAGTTTGGCGTGAAGTGCATCGCCTAGCGACATGGCAAATCGCGTCACTCAGGTAGCCGAAGAGACTCTTCAATCGGGCGGCAACCCGAATGCTCGCGTTACCCAGGTTGCGACGGAGACGCTCGTTCGTCTCACGGTTCCCGTGGCGCGTGGCAACATCGACTACGACCAGATTCAAGGCGCGGTTCGGCAGGGCAACGGAACGAAGTTCCAAATGTTCGGCGGCGGCAGTATGACTACGGGACATCTCGCCGTCTATGACGCAAACGGCAATGTAATCGATGGCGGCGGTACGCTGGCAGTCCTCAAAGTCAACGGAACGGTAGTCGGTATTTAGTTAGCGAAAGGATCTTATGTCAACAGTCAATTTCAACGACACGACACCAGCCGCACTAAGCGGGTTTTCGAATGTCCACTGGCAAAGCGATGCCAGCGGCAATATCAGTGCGAACGTGCCGCTTTCAGCGAGCGTTAAATCTGTCTCGACCGATTACACGGCTACTACAACAGACCAGATGATTGCTGCCACTGCCGGAGTGAGTAATGTCTATCTTCCCGCAGCTCCGGTCGCCAATCAGATTCTACAGATTCGCAATCTCAATACGGGTACAAATCTGATCACGATCCAGGGCAATGGCAATACTGTTGCCGGACTCCCGACGTACCCGTTGTATTCAGGCATGACCATCCAGCTCTGGTTTGATCTTTCTGTGCCAACGTGGCGCTCATTGCTTCAGACAGCGAGCGGCTGGCTGGCCTGGACCCCAACGTTTGCAGCCGCAGGCTCTATGACGGTTACCAGCCCAACGATTACCGACGCACAGTGGCTATTTATCAATGGAACAGTTATTTTCTACAAGCTTTCCGCCACGTTCACGCTCGGCGGCACGGCGAACAGTCAAGTGTATTTCACTGCACCTCTGCCTGTCGTTGGCACTCTGTATCCGGGTATTTGCTGGATACAGGAACCAGCGCAAGTGGTTCCCAACAGCAATCTGTACTTTTGCCGTCCTGACTTGACACAGGGGTTTACATTGCGGCGTGCCGATAATGCGAACTTTCCGCTGGGCGCCTATACCATCAATACGCAGGGCTTCTATCGTATCGCCTGATTGACCTAAGTACGCTTTCGAAATAGCGTATTGCTGTATTGACCATCTGTTTCGCGATTCAGAACTTCAAAGCCGGTTAGTTCAGCCAGATGATATATCGACTCGTCAAGGTAGAAAATAGTGTGAAAGCGCGTATCGTCGAACAGCCATTCATAGCAGGGCGTGGAATGGGCCATCAAGCCATCGGCTTTCAGGATATTCGCAAAGTCGCGAAACGCCGCTACCGGATCGCGGAAGTGCTCGATGACGTTGTTAGAAAAGATGCCATCAAATTGTGCCGATATTTCACCGCGGGATTGAACGACATGGTTACCGCTGGTGTCCGCATATGGTTCATAGCCCCAAACGTCCCATCCTTGGGCGCGCAGGGCGCGAACGGAATGCGACCATATGCCGCCACATCCCCAGTTCAGATAGAGCTTGCCAGGTGAAGGACTCAACGAATCGAAGGTGCGTAGTTCTCGCTCCGTCCGATCTGCTTCAGTGTAGGCACTGTATAGCAGCCGGTATTCATCATCCAGCTCTGCTGGTGCCATATCCAGCATTTTCATTGGCCCGAATACCGCGTGGCAGCGTGGGCAGTCATAACGTTCCAGCTTGCCGCCGGCGAACTGGCAGCGGGATATTCGCATAGTGAATGTTTCCCGAATCGCTTCATAGCCACACAGGATGCACCTTAGTACGCGACCAGCCAGCGTGGAGTCATACCAGTTATCTAAGGCTGTATATTTGGCCTGGATAAGTGCACGGCTGGTTAGCTTGGTTAGCGATTCGAGGCGTGTCAGGCGCTGTTCTAGCTCATCATCCATGCTTAATCCTTATAGCCTACAGTGACCTTCGAACGCACCTTCGACTACGACTTGGTGCGCCGGATCATTACGCATCCGAAGGTCTATCGCTGGATGAACTCAGACGACGCCGTCGCGCCGGAGGACTATCGGCCAGTCGAAGATGAGCTGGTTTACTACATTCTGGTGCGCGAGGATGATTCCGTGCTAGGGCTGTTTTTGCTGGTGCCGCAGACCAGTGTTTGTGCGCAGGCGCATGTTTGTCTACTGCCTTGGGCGCGGAACGGTATGGCGGTGGAATGTTATCGCGCAGGCCTTCAGTGGGCCTGGAACAATACGAAGTTTGAGAAGGTCATCGGCTTCACGCCGAAGTATAACTTTGCTGCTCTTCAATGCGCCGAACGCGCCGGCCTCGAGCGTATCGGCGTAATCACGAAAAGTCTGAAGAAGTTCGGCAAGCTGCAAGATCAAGTCGTCTTCGCGATCGGCAAGCCGGAAGAAGGAGTAAATCATCATGGGTGATATCGGCGGAGTAGCGCAAGCTGGCGCATCTTTAGCCGGCGCAGGCATTCAGGCAGCCGCGGCGAAATCGGCTGCGAATACGGCAGCAGACGCCTCGAAGTACGCGGCGCAGCAGCAGTACCAAGCCGGACAGAATGCGCTGAACCAAGAGAAATCGATCTTCAATACCGGGCAGACGAATACTAAGCCATGGCTTACCGCAGGAACCGGCGCACTGTCGCAATTGACGGCGGGAACGAAAGCAGGTGGACAATTCCAACCGAGCGCGTATGCGCCGTTTCAGGCTACGGGGCTGGCCGGGAATGCGCTCAATCCAGCGGCATTCCAGGCGACCGGAGCCGCGGCGAATGCACTCAATCCGGCAGCATTCCAAGCAACCGGCATGGCGCAGAACGCCCTGAATCCGACAGCCTTTCAAGCGCCGACGGCAGAACAAGCGGCGCAGACACCCGGATACCAGTTTGCGCTGGATCAAGGCTTGCAAGCGATGCAAAGGAACCAAGCGGCGACCGGCGCGTTAGGCGGTGCCGCGGCGAAGGAGGCGCAACAGTACGGACAAGGCCTGGCGTCGACAACCTACCAGCAGACGTACGGTAACGCGCTGCAGCAGTACGCCGCGAATCAGCAAGCGGCGCAGCAAGCCTTATCCGGTCAGCAAGGTATCTACGGTCAAAACCTGACGGCAGATCAAGCAGCGCTGGCGGCGCAATCCGGATTATACGGCCAGAACCTAGGAGCAGCGCAGCAAGCCTTGGGCGCGCAGCAGGGGCTTTACGGAACGAATTACGATGTCTACAACCAACAGCAGAACCAGAACTTTAATCGGCTGGCGCAGATGGCCGGATTAGGGCAAAACGCGCTGACTGCTTCACTCGGGGCCGGTCAAAACTTTGGCAACGCGGCGTCGAACCTATTGACTTCGCAGGGCAACGCGCTGGCTGCCGGCACGGTGGGCGCGGCGAACGCTGGCGCAGCCGGAACGATGGGACTTGGCAATGCGCTGAGTGGCGCGGCAAACCAGCTATTCGCAAATGGTAATCCGTTCAGTAGTGGTATGAAGACCGGAGCGAACGTCGACTATACGCCGACATTTAACGACATTTCCAGCAGTCTCTATTCGCCTTCGTCATATAACGCGCCGACCGCGCCGTTCGTCGGCGCAGCTCCTTATTCGCCCTCGCTGTACGGGTAATGGCTCAATTTGAAATCGCCCGGTATTGACACTGGTCCGCTCAAGCATCAGATCAAACAAAATAGGAATTAAAAACGGAATAACTTCCGTTTACAAACTACAAAAAGTGACTTAGGCTCGTTGTATCAGTAATTTACAACCGGGTCTTAATGCCGATTCTAACAATCCCTGAGCTTCAGACGATTCTTGAGCGGTTAATTTGATTTACCCATCGGAGAAGAAGTATGCCGCTTGATCCGTCCGTCATTGCGCCGAACACGGCGGTGCTGCAGTCGATCGCGAATCCGCCGCCGATACCGACGATTGCCGATATTCAGGCGAAGCAGCTTGCGCTGCAGAATGCGCGCCTGCAGTCGCAGGGTCTCACCGCGGACCTCCAGCAAAAAGACCTCGAGCGGCAGCAGCAAGCCGAGGTGATTCAAGCCTTCCACGATTCCGGCGGCGATGCTGGTAAGGCAATACAGGATCTCTACAGCCGCGGGAACCCGGCGGCATTCAAACTCCAACAGGATCAGTTAGCCATTCAAAAACTGGTGGACGATCACAAAAAGACCGCGTTAGACAATGCCGCACACAACGCGGACATGCTGGGCCGGGCCGCCTCGAGCGTTCAGAGTGCACCGCCAGACCATAAAGCCACGGTGTACCAATTCCAAAAAGGGTTTCTCGAGCAAAACGGTCTCGTACCCAAAGGGCAACTGCCGGACACATACGACCCGGCAATGGAACCGCAGTTTCAAACCTGGATAGACAACGCTCAATCGGCGAAAGACGCAGCGCAGGCGGCCAAAGATAAGGCCGAGACACAGGGGAAAACGCTCGAGACCGCAACTAAACAGCGGACTGATGCACTAAACACGCTTTCGTCTGTCAAGAGTGACGCCGATTATCAGACACAACTGGCGAATCTAAAGAGCCGCGGCGTTCCCGATAACGTACTCGCTGAATTTCAGGGTGCCTGGACACCGGAGCGCGGCGCGCAGCTCGAGAATTTAGCGCGCTCGCCGGCTGAACGCATGGAGGCGCCGGTTAAACAGACAGCGGCTACTTTCGCTCGAGCGAAACTGGCGAGCGAACCACTCACGCAGGCCGCGGCGCAAGGTCCGGCCGCCTATGCCGCGGCACTGCCCCAACAGCCGCCCGATGTCCAGAATTTATTACGCACGCTCGGGCCGAATGCTACGCCGGCGCAAGTGTTCCGCGCGCTACTGCCGGACGATGAGCAGTACAAATTTGACCATATGAAAGTGGAGGAACAGCAAAAGAGAGTGGAGCTCGCACTCGAAGCGCGCAAAACCGCGGCAACCGAGACACAGGCGAGACTAGCCGGTATGTACATACCGAGTACGCCGAATGCGCAAAACCTGCACGGCGAGGAATTTCTCGCAACCTTACCGTCGGCGGCCGCCACTCAAATCCGGCAGATTGCTAACGGCGAGCAGGACGCACCTTCACTTAATAGCCGCAACCCGATGGCCGGCGCCGTTCTGCAGGCGGTGAATCAGTTTGATCCGACATTCAACGATAACCGCAAGAAGACGATGGTGGCCTATGCGACGGGCGCGCCGAGCCAACCGGTGAATGCGATCAACACCGCAATCGGACACCTGCAATTACTCGATGAGGCCGGCCAGGCGCTCAAGAATGGCTCGTTTGTACCGGGCAATGCAGTGTATAACCGATTCGTTACCATGTTCGGCAAGCCGGAAGCGACCAATGTCAAAAGCATTGTGCAGCGCGTTTCGGGCGAATTGAACAAGGCGACCGGCTCCGTCGGCGAAGGGGAACAGGAGGCCATTAAACAAAATCTTTCGGGCGATCTTTCACCCGATGGTTTACATGGCGCCGTCCAAACCAACATCCACCTGCTCGGCGAGGCGATGGACACCCACAAACAGGCCTATATGCGTGGCACCGGCTTCACCGCGGATAACCCGAAAGTGCGGGCACTCCTGACACCGCGCGCCAAATCAGCACTGGCGGCAATGGGGTTTGACGAAAACATGCAACCCATCACACCGCCGGCGAATATACCGACCGGCGCCACCAAACAACTAAACAAGAAAACCGGACAGTGGCGCTACTCAACCGATGGCGGTAAATCATGGCAAATCCCAGCATCGCAGCAGTAAGCAACGATAGCGATTGGGTAACGGTGCCTACCACGCCGAGCGCCGGCACATCGAGCGCTGCTAGGAGCTCGAGCACCGGGAGCTCGAGTGATGGCGATTGGGTAACGGTCGACGCACCGCCGGCGCCTCCATCGGCAGGCCTGCGCACGGCAAAGAGCTTTTGGGATTCTACCTTGGGCGGTCTGGTGGATGCCGTCAAGCGCTACGGTATGGACCCGGCCGGGCGAGCGCAGGCGGCCGCACAAAGTGCGCATGACGCCGCAAAAAACGGTGACTGGAAAGCGGCCGCGCAGCACATGGGCGATGTGCTGAAAGAATCATTCTTGAGCTCTACACCGGGCGTAAGCCTTGTTTCCGATATAGCGAAGGGCTCGTATCAGCAGGGCGCGCAAGCGCTTCAGCAGGCGAAGGCCGGTCAGTATGGACCGGCCGCGGTATCGGCTGCCGGCGCCGTGCCGTTTGTGGGCCCACTCGTTGCGAAACCGGCCAGTCAGTTCATGCAGGGCGATGTAGCCGGCGGGCTCGGCACAGTCGGCGGCGAGCTCGCTACATTCGCATTACCGAAAGTCTTACCGCGGAGTCTCACCGTGCTACCCGAGGCGGCGAAAACGCTCGACCCGGCGGAGGCGGCCGCGGTGAAATTTGGCGAAGGCGCCGGCGTTCCCATGACGGCCGCCACACGTTCGGGGAGTCCGGTAGTTAGGAATATTCAAAAAGTCGCAATGAATGTGCCGGGCGCAGGCACGGCCGGCCGCGAGGCGGTACTCGCGGAACAAAAAGGCCTCAGCGATGTAGGCGAGCAGTTAGCGCAAAAGACCGGGCCGGCCGCCACAGCTGAAAGTGCAGGCGCCGGCGTGCGCAGTAGTCTCGAGCAGCGGGTACAAAACCTGCGGAGCAGTTCACAGGCCGCGTATAACGACCTCGCCACGATGGAAGCAGACCCGAAAAATATTCGTACGATTCAAACCGGCACGAAAACTACAACCTCGCCGGTACTCGGTCCGAATGGGCAGCCGTTAACGCAAGCGCAGCCGATTATCCAACAAATCGGTATGCCGGTCGACATGCGGCCGGTGAAGGCCTCGCTGCAGCCAATTTTCGATGAACTGAAACGCGACATGCCGATTACACGGCAACAGGCCTCCGTTGGCCTCAAGGCCATCGAGAATATTGTGAACGGTGACGATTACATGTCTGCGAGTGCTGCCGATCGGAACCTCTCGGCAGTTAAGGCCATTCAACGCGAGGGCACCGCGCGCGCAGCGTACCTCGCCGGCAAAGCGATAGACCAATTCAGCCCGGCAGTCGATCAGGCAGTGGCGCAGGCCGGGCCACAGGCAACCGCGGAACTACAGAATGCGCGCAGCCTCTGGAAAGCGAAAACGGCCACTGAGGACACGTTGAACGGTTTGCCGACCGAGCCGGTTCAACTGTTCAATAAATTAACCTCGAAGCAAGATGTAGGGGTAAACCTGCTCCGCGATATCGAAAGCAAGGCGCCCTCAGCCATGCCGGCGGTAACGCGGGCCTATCTCGACGGCATGATGCAGCGAGCGTTTGCCGAGGCCGGCCAGGCAAAGCCGGGCACAGTCCTGAACGAGTGGCAAAAACTCGGGCCAAGCACGAAAAGCATTCTGGTGAAAGACCCGGTATTGCGCGGCAACCTCGACAATTTTTTTGTGCTCGCAAAAAAGGCGGCCGAAAACCCGAACCCGAGCGGCACAGCTACGACAGGCCTGCTTACGACAGACGGAGCGTTTCTGGTAGCCTCGCCGCATTTGGCGGTACCGTATGTAATCGGCCGGGCCGCGCTCGGCCGAGTGCTGCTCTCGCAAGGTGGTGCTCGAGCCTTAGCGAACGGCTTACGTGTTCCGGTGAGTAACCCGGCGGCGGCGACACTGGCGGCGAATCAGATTCTCAAGATTGCCGGACCTGACGCGGTACCGGCGACGCAGTGAATTACGGGCCGAAGCGGATATAGCGATAGGCGAGTCGCAGACCAAGGCCGAGGGCGAATGGTCCAAAAATCAGCACACCGTCGAATACATCAAATTTGAACGGTACGCGAGTGGCGGCATTGAGAAACAGGATACCTCCCCAAATGAGCGACAGCACGAACCAAAGGCGCGCGATCATAGCTTCTCATCTATCTTTTGGATCAGTTTGCCGATGGCACTGACAAGATTGCCGATTCGCGTGTCGATAGCCTTATCGCGTTCTTTTGTCTCGGCCTTCCATTTGTCTAGGGACGCGCGGTCCTCGGCCATCCATTTATCGTGGGCCTTAAGGGATGCTTCATGTCGTTCGATAGAATCTGCCTGCAAGACCTGGGCGCGGAGCAATAACTTATCCATCTGTTCCAGGTCGCTGAGTCGTTGGTTGGTATTACTGCCGCCGTTTTCATCAGCCATTATCTTTCCCAGCCTTCTTCTTCGCCTTCGCCAGCCGCCAGCGCCGCTTGACCAGCTTCCGCATCTGCTCCGACCGCTCTGTCGGCGTCATCTTCGCGACGCGCGCCTTGCCGCCCTTTTTGCCCATTTCGGAAGCCGTCATTGGCTGCTTCGTCTTTTCCATGCTTCATATCTTATCCTTTTCGATTCGAAACGTTTCGTTTGCTTCGAAGCGCTTCGTATGCTAGAATAATACATATGACACCAAATGTAAAGCTAACGATCGAACGCGACGGCAAGACGGCGATCGTTCTGGTACGCCAAATGCCGCATGATGCGCCGGTCGGAAAGAAGTTCCGGTACGGCTCCGGCAAGGCCTGGATCGTCCGGCAGGTGGAGGCGGCCAGCTAAGGCCGCTTCTTCTAAAAGAATCGAAAGGGAAAAACGACTATGACAGAAGCACAATGGGACACACTGAGCGCCGCGCTATCGGGCGGCAAGATCGCGATCCGGGCATTAATGGCCGCGCGAACAGCGCAGGGCCGGCAGAGTGATCACCTGAATGAATGGCTCGAAGAGAATGCAAAAGCCTCGGAACTGCTGATCGAGATGGGCTACGAGATCGAGATGGCGTGCGAGGCGGCATGGAGCTAAAACCACTGCCTCGGCAATCGGGCACCATCAAAGCTGCCGGCTACGATCCCGCGGCGCGCGAGCTGCATATTCAGTTTCACGCGACAGGAAAAACCTACCGCTATGCGAACGTACCGGCAGACAAGTGGGCCGGGCTGCTTGCGGACAAATCGCACGGAGCGTATTTTTCGCGCCAGATCCGCCCCGTTCATAAAGGGGAAACCCTCTAATGAGTAGCCTCGCTCACGCTCCGGTCGGCTGGTGCGCGCATCCGAACTGTTGCGAAGACGCGCAGCACTGCTGCGAAATCTGCGATGCCTGGTTTTGTTCGGACCACGGCAGCCCGCACAAACCACAGCATCAGTACGACGACACGATTTCCGTCTGCTGGAAATGCGGCGGCTACAACGCGGACGAATAATTAATGCCGACCTTAACCCTGGAGCAACCGGCGCATATCTACCGTGTCGATGGCCGCGAAGTGCGCGGCGTAACATCGATCCTTCGCAGCGCCGGCGTCCTGGACTATGCGATGATTCCGCACGACGTGCTGGAACGCGCCGGAAGACGCGGCACAGCCGTGCATAAAGCGATGCATGCTTACGCGCTGGGAACGCTGGATACGGCATCGCTCACGGCAGAAATCGCCGGCTACGTCATGGCCGGAATCCGCTTCCACGAAGAATCCGGCCTGGTTCCGGCGAACGCCGAAAAGATCGTCTATCACGAGCAATACGACTATGCCGGCATGTACGATCTCGATTGCGTCATCCAGGACGAACTTTGGCTAGTTGACTATAAGACCGGCTTAGTCCTGGACGGTCATCGCGCACAACTGGCGGCGTACGTCAACTGCCGGCCGAAGCCGCGCCGCTACCGGCGCGCCTGCGTCAAATTGTCGGATGATGGCACGTATCGCGTCCATCAGTATTCCCGCGCCGATTTCGACCGCGACCTGGATTTATTTTTGTTCGCCCTGGCGAATCAGCAAAAACCCGCCGCCTAGGGCTTTACATTCGAAGCGCTTCGTATAATAATAGAAGTCGAGGTAGTTTTTAGCAATGGATGCATTGATGCAAGTAGAGATGAAACAGTTAACGCGCGAAACGGCGTACTGGATTGACCTGGCCGATCATCTCGAAGTAATAGACCAGCCGTCGGTCGAAATGGCCGCTGGGCATCTCCAGGCGATCGCCGGATTGCAGAGCGAAGCCGAAAAGATTTTCGGGCCGATCATCAGTAAGGCACACGCGGCGCATAAGGAAGCGCTCACCCAGAAGAAGAACGTTTGCGCGCCGCTCGATCAGGCCGAACAGATTATTAAGGCGAAGCTGTCCGCCTATGTGCAGGAACAGCAGCAGATTCGGCTGGCCGAAGAACGCCGCTTGCGCGAAGAAGCCGAACGCGAAGCTGCTTTCGAGCGCGAACGCGAAATCGAAGCCGCGGAAATGCTTGGTGCATCGGTCGAAGAAGTTCAAACGCTGGTCGAAGCGCCGCTGGTCCGGCGTCCGGTCGTATTGGCGCCGGCGCCGAAGCAGACTGGCTTTTCGGCGCGCGAAACCTGGAAGGCCGAAGTGACGGATCTTTCCGCGCTGATCAAGTACGTTGCAGCGCGGCCGGAATTGTCGAACTTGGTTACGGCGAATATGCCGGCAATCAACGCGCTGGCGCGATCGATGCGCGGTGCGTTTGCGATTCCTGGCGTGCGCGTCTATAACGAATCGAATATCGCAACTTTACGGAGGTCTTCATAAATGCAGGGACATCAGATCATTCAGGAACCGGCGAACGCCGCCGTTATCACTCAAGCTCTGGCAGAGATCGACGACGGTTTCAGCCTGCGCCTGCAGCGCAAGCCGGAAGCGATCGTCGCAGAAGCGCGGCTTTGCGCCGATGCGCTGATCGCGGCGGTTAAGCGAAACAATTGGGTGCAGCGGTTCGGCGGCCGCGATCATTTGTTTTTTGAGGCCTGGTCGTTTTTAGGCGCCATGTATCGCGTAACACCACGTACGCGTGAAACGCGCCTGGTGCAGATCGGCGATGTCGTCGGGTACGAATGTACAGCCGAAGCGTTCCACGTTCCGTCCGGAATCGTGATCGGGTCCGCCGATGCTATGTGCCTGAACGACGAGGATAACTGGTCATTCCGTCCGACCTACGAATACGATCCGCAATCGCGTAGAAAGGTCCAGACTGGCGAACGCCCGGTTCCGCTGTTCCAGCTCCGGTCGATGGCACAAACGCGCGCCCAAGCCAAGGCCTTGAAGGGACCGTTTAGCTGGATCATCGCGATGGCCGGCTACGCGCCGACGCCGGCCGAAGAGCTGACCGGACGCGAACGGACGGTAGAAACGCCCAGGACCGAAGCGCCGGCAGTCCAGATGCCGCGCGAACGCGAAGAACCGGTATCCGATGCGCCGCCCGCTTTAGCGCAGAGCGGCAATGGCGAGAAGCGAACGATTACCGGCAAGCAGGCGAGCCGGATCTGGGCGCTGGGATTCAGCCAGGGCGTTGACAAAAAGATCACCGGCCAGATCCTGAATGGCTTCGGCTTCCAGCGCGCCGAAGAAGTGACGGTCGACCGCTACGAAGAAGTCTGCGCTGCGGTTGAGAATGCTGGTGCGGGAACAGCTCACTAGAGCTATACTAAGTAACGCGCGTAGTCACACACGCGATTCGTTTATTTAAAGACCGTTTTGCCTTGCCATATCCCAAGGTTGAACGGTCTTTCTGCTTTTAGCGATCGTGAATCTTAAACAGTTCTGCCAGTAATTGCCGCAGTGCTGGGTACGCCGTTTTGCCGTGCCGAAGATACCGGGTCAAACCGTAGACCCAGCGCCATTCAAGATCGTTCTTGGGCGCGTATTCATGGTCGTATGGCTTCGCTTGCGCCGGACCGCGGCCGGCTTCCGTCAGCGCTTTCTCGACGGCGCGCTGCAGGAAGTGCTCGATCGAACGATACGGCCTTCCGCTTCCGCAGACAGCTTGCAGTTTGACGTGGGTGTCGAGCGAGACTTTCGTGCAAACCTTGATTCGAACTGCATTATTTTTAGGCGTAGTCACACGACTGATTATTCACTTGACGGTGTAGAGTGAGCCGCGATGTACGCAAATGCGTATTCATACTCGGATGACCGAGGGAGATATATATAACGCTCTCCAGTCGGGCCTCTGCAGGATATGCCTTTTGCACTAGATCTGTAGACTTTAAGACAGAACATCTTTCGTTTTCATCGAAAGTTAGGAATTCTGTCATTGTTCGCTTGCGCGTCCCATAATTTTAGGGTAAAACCATAAACATTCCGACTTTGAGTATCAAATGATCGTCAGAAAATAGCTTTCGTTTATCTCTAAGTCGAATCCTGCTTGTGTGACTGCTTCCAAACAGCCGCCCTGTTCGTAGTGCGCGCGTTTTATTTGCGCGATGAGAAAGGAGCGTATGAAATCAAGTGATCTTGATGTAGATTTTGCTTATCGTCGCAATGCGATGGACATCACCGGCACGCTCACGATACCGGCACGGATCGGCAGCTCGAAGACGTCGCCGGCGAGCAAAAGGCGGCCGCCCGGTAAAAAACGGTTGAATGGCAAAAAGCCGCAGCCGGCGGTCCAATCGCCATTGTTGACGCGTGACGAAGCGGCTGAATATCTGCGCTGCAGCATCGGCACAGTGGACAATCTGACGGCAGTTAAAAAGTTGGCCGCCTGTCGCATTCAGCGGCGGATCTTTTACCAATTCGAAGAGCTGCAGCGATTTATCCGCGACAGTAAAAACGGCGCAGCCTGATATATGCGCTTATGGTATAGTCGGAGCATGCCAACCACTATACAGCAGGCGGCCGCCATCCTTGGTAAAAAGGGCGGCCAGGCCAAAGTCCCGAAGGGCTTCGCGATGATGAACCCCAAGCGGCGCAGCGCGATCGCCAAAGCGGCCATCCGGAAGCGCTGGGCGCAAGCCAAGAAGAAGGATTCCGCAGCATGAGCAAAGATGCTTACGGTAGCGGTTCACAACGCCAACGAAGTCCCGGCACGTGGCAGCTTCGTTATCGCGGACAGATCAAAACAGTTATCTGCGCAAACGCCAAAGAGGCGCAAAAAGAGCGCTTGAAATGGGTCGAAAGCATCGACCTGCAAAAGCACCGGCCCGCCGCCTTCTCCATGAAGGATCTTTTTGAGGAGTATCTGGCGCATCTATTTCGGAATGATCGCACCGATATCCTTACCGTTCGCCGGCGCATCGATAAACACTTAACGCCCCGGCTCGGCATGATCGATGCCCGCGCGCTTGGTCGGCCGGAGATCAACGCCTATATCGATAGCCGGAAGAAGGATGTCACAAAACATGGCAAGCCAGTGCGCAACGGCACGATCAATCGCGAGCTGGCGATCATTTCAGCCGCCCGCTACCTAGCTGCCGATCGCCTGCCGGCCATCGCGCCCATTGCGAAATTGAGCGAAGAGGACGGCATTCGCCAGGGCGTTGTGAGCGAGGAAGTCTATCGCTGGATGCTGCGCGAATTGCCGGCCCATGCGCAGTTGTTCTGGGTGTTCGGCTACTATACCGGCGTACGCAAAGGAGAGTTGCTTAAGCTGCGCTGGGAATGGGTGGATTGGGATGCCTGGCTGATCCGCGTGCCGGGCTGGTTCGCAGGAGAACGCATCACGAAAAACGGCAAGACGCACTTCATCCCGATCTATGCCGACATGCGGGAGTTTCTAAAGAGCGCCTTTGCGGTGCGCGACCCGCAGCTACCCTGCTTATTCCAGCGTTGCGGCGCCTGCGTGAAAAGTTTTCGCAGCGCTTTCGAGCTGGCGCGCCAGCGGCTCGAATTGCCTGGCCTCTTGTTTCATGACCTGCGCCGGACCGCGGCCACCAATCTCAAGCGCCAGGGCTACTCGGACTTTGAGGTACAGCAGATCACCGGGCACAAATCGCCCCAAGCCTTCCGCCGCTATTTGATCCCGGAGGAGCATGACATGCGCAGCATGGTGGGGCGCCTCGAGGTACAAGCAGCCGAAAAACGGGAGACCGAGAAAAAAACAGTTGGCCAAACACTTGGCCAAGGGCCAGCGGAGGGGGGTGCCGATGCGAGCTCGGCCAAAGCCCCTAAGTATAAACAATGAAAAGACTTAGGCGGTGGTGCGGATGGAGAGACTTGAACTCTCACGCCCATTACAGGCGCTGGAACCTAAATCCAGTGCTAGTAGGTTTCGGTAGGTCTCGGTGCGCCGTAAGTGTTTGAGTTCACTACTAGGCAGTAGTACCGCGTCACACCGAGTAGCACCGAATCACATCTAAGAGTTGGCCAAGACTTGGCCAAAACTGCCCAAAGTGCGCTTGCCAACGAAGCCGTTTGGGAGTAAAAAACCGGTATCGGTAATGGACCCGCGTAAAGCACCTCGGGCCTCCCCCTCCGGCACCTGAAAACACGATTTATGCAAGACGACTTATTCACGCGAGGCGTCGAAGAAGAAAACGAAAAGCTGATTCGTATTCGGAAGGCGCCGACCATCGAAGACCGGCTGGCGATGATCATCCAGCGCAGCAGCGCACACCGCCGAGTCTGCGATTGCGGCACGCCGATGTTCTTCCTCCGGCATCACGACGTAGGAAGCGGGCCACTGCCGCGTTATCAACTTGACGGCATCAACCATCAGGAAGTATGCCCGTACACGATACACGAGGAAAACCCCTGGCCGCGTAGCGCGCAGACGATCGAAGACCGGCTGGCCGACATCGTCCGGCGCATCGCCGAATACGAAAAAGTCTGCAGCTGCGGTGCCTATATCTATTTCCTCGGGCATAACGATACGGCGAAGCTGACGCCTTACCAGCTCGACGGCGTCAACCACTTCACGACGTGCCCGGTGGCCGCGCGCTATCGGAGGCGATCGTGAATAAGACAGGCAGCTTCTCGATCGATCCCTTTGCCGGTTTTCGAGAAGAGCCGCTCGCGATGCAAATCGGCTCGGCACGCGATCGTTTGATTCTGCTGATTACAAATTCAGCCGATGCGGAGCTGGTGATGCCTATCACGCTCGACCAGGCGCACCTCTTGCAGCGGGCGCTAGAAGCAGCGATTCGCGAAGCGAACAGGTACGCGCGCGCCGGCCAGAAAGCGGCCGCGGCGAGGACGAACTGACATGCGCTGGTTTAAACATTTGTCGCGCGCGCATAAGGACCCGAAACTGCTCGCGCTCATCGAACGCGGCGACTACGAAGCCTACGGTTTGTACTGGCGCTTGGTGGAAGAAGTAGCCGAAAATTTGTCGCTAAAAAGTGACCGCCCGGCGCTTCGCCATACCGAAAATGGCTGGGCGCAAATCCTCCAAATCTCCGTTCGGAAGTTCCGGAGATTGGTGTATTCACTTGCGGGTGAATACTTGATTGATCGGCGGATCATCGGCGGATCATCGGCCGATCAAATCGAAATCGAAGTCTGTAAGTTATTGAAATATAGAGATGAAGGCAAAAAAAAGTCGGAAGTTACTTCCGACCAACTTCCGACCAAGTTGGTTTCCAAGACTAAAGAGACTAAAGAGAGTAAATATAGTACAGATTCTGTAGAGTATTCAGAACTGGAAATTAAGCAAGCTTTGAATACTCTCCCCCCACCCCCTCTCGGGGGAGAGGCGCACACTAAACCCAAACCAAAACGGGAACCGGTTTCGGAACCAAATGCCATCGGCGCGCCCGAACACTGGGGCGCGCTGCTGTCCGTCGCGGCGCGGGCAGGTCTCCAGTGGTCGGCGGCGATTGAATCGAAACTACGCGCGACCTGGTCGCGGATACCAATCGACGAACGCTTGATCGCGATCGAAGGAATTTCGCTTCGCGTCGACACCGGCGAATACGCGGACCCGGCTTATGTACCGAAGTTGCGCCGCTATCTCGAAGAGCGGCTCTGGACCGAACGAGTCCGGCCGCCGCCGAACCGAAAAGTCGCGGCGATCGACGATCGGAACGAAGTCGCGTTGCGGAAATTTGCCGAGCGCTATGTGCGCGAAGGAGGGCTGCAATGAAAATCGAAATCCCGGATGATCTGCGCGCCTTGGCGGATGCTTGCGACGACTTTGCCACGATGCCGTACTGGAGCGAAGCCGCACGCGCTTCCGTCATGCGCTACCTGGCGGAAATGTGTCCGCATCGTGAAGCGCTGCGCTGGCTGGTACGCGAAGTGATCAACCACGTCGGTAAATGGCCGGGGCTGGCCGAGGTGCGCGGCATACTTTGCATGCGCTACGATCCCGCCGATGGTATCGACGGCGATTCGACCATTCCCGGCTATCGCGCCGACGATGCCGAGATGCGTTACATCCTGCGGGAGCGGCAGACGTTTGCTAGCCTGCCGCCGCCAGCCGTTGCGCTGGCTCAATTCGCCGAATCAGGGTCGGCCGATTGCGATCCGGCACCGCGCATTCCAGCGCTGAAGCAACTGCCCAACGGACACATCGAGCTGAAGCCCACGCCGCCGAACGAATACGAACTGAACTTGATTCGCGGTGAAGCGAACGACGAGCGTTTAACGCTCGAAGCCCGCGAACGCGCCCGGCGGATCCTGGAGCGAATGGATCAAGCCGGATGACGATCGCAGCCGATCTGCCGACGAACCAACGCCGGCGCAGGCGGACGATCTACGAACAGCATCTCGACGAACTGGTCCGGCTGCTGAATGCGAGAGATTTGTACGGCTGGGAAATCTGGAACTACTTCGCGGCGAAGCGCCAACTTAGCCGGCGTGATGTTACGGATCTGATCGATCACGCGAAGGCGGACGGCTGGATTAGGGTTTCGGATTTCGGAAGTTACTTCGCGGTGATGGACGAGTATGACTGACTTGTTTCATGCGCTGCGAAGCTGCCACGCGAAAGGCGGCTGGATAAGCGGCGTAAAGCGTGCAGACGATCAGTACGACGTTACGCTGTACAAGCGCGACGATACGCCGATCGGCCGCGTCGCGCTGACCTACGATGGATTCCGGCAGGTCTTCGATTACTGGCAGCAATTGGAACGCTCGCCGCTGTCCGGAAAGCCTTGGCGAAAGGAACTGATCGCGTGAGGGTCGCACTTTTTCCAGGCCGGCCGGTTTGGTGGTATGATTTCAGCAACCTGGAACGTCGATTAGCGCGACGCTAAAAATACGCATGAAGCCGTGAGGCCGTTTGGATTCTCACGCTCTGAAGTGCCCCAAAAATCGAAAATCAATTTATTCCGGAATGGCCGACTCCTCGGCGTCCGGCACCGCTCGACTATCGAAGCGCTCATCGCGCGCGGTCTGGTTGAACTCGAATTTAACCGCAAAGGCTACGTCGTTGCGGCGCATGAGAAGTGTACGCCGGTGCCGCCGATCGCTGCGCCGGTTCGGCCGGATACGCCGGCGACTAAAATCCCCATGGCTACGCCGTATTCGTTCGAAGACGACGC